GGAAAACGCCGTCGAAATGCCCGGTGGCACTGCTTGAAAAACGCCGATGACGAATCCGGGCACCGCCGCAAAGAATGAAACGACCCGTGAAACGACTGCCGGAATGGAAGTAACGACGGAAAAAAGTGTTGAAGTGATCGTTCCGGCGATGCGCGAGAAAATTCCGATCAGGCCGGAGACCGCGCTGCCGATGAATGAAAAGACCTGAACGACGGATTCGACGACAAAAAACGACCGCGCGAAGGAAATAACCCAGCCGATGACTGTCCGCAACGCACCGCCGAGCGTCGAAATGATAGTCACGACGCCCCGAAAAACCGCGCCGATCACTCCGAAAACCGGTGCAAGGGCGCGACCGATGAGCAAACCAATGCCGGACACAACCCCGCCGACGACGGAAACCGCTCTGATAAAAGAGTTTACAACGACCGATGCGATGGCGGCAAAGACGGTTCCGGCAGCATGTAAAATTTGCCGAAAACACGAAATAAGAACGGAACCTATTGTCGCTGCGGCACTTAGGACGATTTTGCCAAGTTGAAGAAAAATGCCGCAAATCGTCGAAAAAGCGGGCTTTATCAGCGAATTGGCGATGAAAAAGAGGGCGTTTCCGAGCATTCTGACCGCCGCCGTGACAACGCCGATGGTCCCGAACAGGATTCGGAACTCCGTGAACCCGGCCAGGAACCGGTAAACGGCGGTGACGGCGTTTCCGATGGCTCCGACCACAGTCCGAAATGCTGTAGAGATGGCGTTTCCAATAGTGGCGGCGTTCCGATAGACGAGATAACAGGCACCGGCAACCGCGCCCAAGGCGATAATCGTCAGGCCGACGGGTGAAAGAATTGCGGCAATCGCCGCGCCGATGACTCCGAAAACCGCAGTGCCGACAGCCGCCAGCACCGAAAATGCCGTCCCGACGACAGTGGTGATCACGCCGAAAACGGCACCGACCGCCATTGCCGCGCCGGAAAAGACCGACACGACAGCACTGCCGATCAAGGCCGCCGACCGGAATACCGTCGATAGAATGCCGATCCCGCCGAGAGCAACTTTCAACACCGATGCTATCGCCGTTGCGACAAGACCGATGGTTTTACCGACGCCGACGAATCCTAATCCCGTTACAAATAATGCTGCGCCGATGCCGGTAATCGCCGCAATGACTTTGGCAACGTAAACGACCAGTTCCTTATTTTTCGTCAGATAATCGGCGATTCCGCTACACGCCGCCGTGAGCCAGTCGGTGAGTTTTTGTAACGATGGAGCCAGTGCCTCGCCGATGGCAATCGCCACGCCCTCGACGGCGGACCACATCATCCGAAGCGACCCGCCGATCCCGCCGTCCATCTCCTTTGCCGCCTGCGACCCGGTTCCGGCGGCATTGTCGACCGCCTCGATCAGTTTATCAAATTGCGCAACGGTAAGTTTGGCACCGCCCGCTATGGCGAAAAGGCCGAATATCTCCTTGAAGAGGCCGAGTTTTTTATCCTTCGGCATCGCACTGGCTGCCGCACCGACATCCCGCAAGACTGCGGAAACCTCGCGCATCTGGCCGGTATCCTGATCGACGACGCTGACACCGATCCCCTTAAGTTTCTTTTGTATCGCGGGACTCGCCAGACTCGTCAATACTCGCCGCATGGTCGTTCCGGCCTGCGAACCCTTGATACCATAGTTGGCAAGCGAACCGAGCGCCTTCGCCGTCTGTTCCAATGTCAGTCCGTACTCCGATGCAATCGGCGCACAATAACTCATCGCATGGCCGAGGTCTTCCAGCGTTGTCGCCGAGTTGTTCGCCGCCGCAACCATGACATCGCTGACGCGAACCATTTCCGTTGCAGGAAGTTCGAATGAGCGAAGAGTATTGGAACAGATTTCCGCCGAGACCGCCAGATCGGTGCCCGTCGCCCTTGCCAAATTCAACACGGACGCAATCGCATCGTCGATCTCCTTCGGTGCGAATCCGGCGCGACCGAGTTCCAACATCGCCCCCGCGATTTGACTGGCGGTGAACGACGTCGTGCGGCCAAGAAGTTTCGCCTTCTCCGTCAGAGTCTCGAATTCTTTTCCCGTCGATCCGGTAACGGCCTTGACGGCACGCATCTGGTCGTCGAACGACGAAAACGTTCGCATCGATGCGACAAAGGGTGCCCCCATTGCCGCACCGAGCATGAAGAGCCGACGCCCTATCGCCTGGAGATTTTGTCCGAATTTGACGACCTTCGCCTCGGCACGACGCAACGTGCGCACAAGCATCGAGTCGTCGGCGAACAGTTCGACGAACGCCCGACCTGCCCGGATTGCACCTGCTCTAGACATCTGCATCCTCCTCGATCTTTGTTAGTTTGACTTCCGGTGACATCGCACGTTTGAAGTCATCACGCATCAGTTCGACATTATCGTCCGTAATTAGAAGTGCATCACGATTGCGTTCCGCTTTATGGTGTAGGCCAGGGGATTTCACCCCAGCCCCAACCCCAAACCGGGCGTACAACTTTCAAAGTACCCGGCTTTCCAACCAATCCTAGACTTTCGTTTTGTAACGGTGCTTCTCTTTGTGGCAGTATAGACATAATATCTGTACGTTCTCTTGAGTGTGAGCTTGCTCAAAACTGGCAAAGTGTTTCACTCCGATAATATGATCCAACACCGACGTTTCCGAGGTGACCGAACAACCGCAGTTGCGGCATTGGTCCCCGTCACGTTCAAGGATTTGTAACTTCAGGTCTGCCTGTCCCGGTCGAATTTGCCGAGTGAGAAAGTCTGCTTCCCACTCGTGATCTTCCAGATAAATCCCTTTCCCCGGTTCGTAAGCCCTGGGTCCTTCGTAGTTGAGGGACATTTTGGTGTCGGAGAATCGGACGAGCGTCTTCTTCGCCGTAACACCAATGCGGCCTTTGTGATAGAACTTACGGTGTACCTTTCCAGTCGATATGTCGTTTTTGCGACTTATCGCCTTAACCATCGCCCAATGGGCGAGATGATCCAACCGTCCCGTCATCGCACTGAAATCATGCGAGATTTTGTAGTAGTTCGACCATCCACGAATGACGGATGATACCCGGTCGATCCGAGAGTCGATATCTTCTTGCGAAGGCCGATATCGGGTCGCTTCGTTCAGACGAAGCCGAATATTGGAGATTGCTTTCTGACTGACCTTAATTTTTGACACCAGTTTCCCATTTTGGCCGATACTTCTCTCCAGGTGAAAGCCAAGGAACTCAAACCCGTCCCGAACATGCGTGATCCGCGTCTTTTCCACCGAGAGTTCAAGGTTGCTTGATTCCTTGAGAAACATTCGGATTTCCTCACGGAGCGTTTCCGCATAGTGCTTATTCGCTCTTGTGATGAACACGCACCAATCATCGGCATAACGAACGAATCGAATGTTGGGTCGTTCGTGCGCGTATCTTCTTCTGCATTCTTTGCCATATCCGCCTTGCTCATGCAGGAACCAGTCCAGCTTGTTCAAAACGGCATTGGCCAGAAGCGGAGATATGACACCGCCTTGCGGTACCCCCTTGACGGTCGGGACAATTTGTTTCCCGATCATGATCCCTGATTTCAAAAACAGGGTTATAAGATCGAGGAATTTGTTGTCCATTACCTTTTCACGCAGTGCGTGAAGAATGGCTTTATGGGAGATTTCATCGAAACACGCCTTCACATCTCCCTCGATTACCCATGAAAAACCATTAGTCATCATGTTTTGGCATCGGTGGACCGCGTGGTGTGCGCTCCGATGGGGTCGAAACCCATAGGAGTTGTCGTGGAATTCCACCTCGAAAATCGGTTCAAGCATCATACGAATTGCTTCTTGAACGATTTTATCCCGTAGACAGGGAAGTCCGAGCAGGCGCATTTTGCCGTTGGCTTTCGGAATTTCTACCCGTTTGAGCGGTTGAGGTTGGTACGCTCCTTTTTTCAACTCCAGTCGAAGTTGTTCGACGTTTTCGGTGCCATGCTTGAGAAAGTCTGATACCGTGACGCCGTCTATTCCCGGTGCTTTGCCTTTGGAACGCTTGAAAACCCGCTCCGCCGCCTCATCCAGCCACACCGGGTGGTGTATCAGGTCGGAAAGATTGCGGATTCGTTGGTCATAAGGGTTGGTCGGAATAAGAGGCAAGCTCGCTTCCCGATTTTCCTTATGGGCTTTCGATTGTTCCCATAGTCTTCTTTGAACTTCTTCCACGTTCATTTGGAACCCTCCAAGTTTGAACCTTTCTGTTATTCTGTTTCGAATTGATCTGCCTCCCTTTGCCATGTGGACGGCTTTCCCGTCCTCGGACTACTACGGAGGCTCTGCCACCGAATGGTCTCGTCGGTATGATAATTTTCACACGGTATCGCGTGAACTAATCGTGCTTATACCGTTACGCCGTTCCTTGTGGTTGGGCGAGTCTACTCCATTCGGCTTCCCTGGTTCCCTTGATAACACTCAAACGTTTTCACTTAGACTCCACCTATTCTTGCTTACCCATCAGCGGTCTGCTGTTCCCCCAAATCCCGTCTGCTAGTTGGTCGCGCGACGAGTACGAAACGAAATTCGTTTCTCAGGCTTTCTTAACCTCACGAAAGTTCGAAAGCCAGTTGAGCCGACACTTATCCCAAGGCGTCACCCTCGGGCTGTTCCAGTGTTAGCGGTGTCGGGAGCCCATTTCTCGAAGGTATTTCAGTGGTTACTTTGGGTAGTCATATGAAAACTCTGCCTGGCAGGGAAGCGACTGTACGATAACTCGCCTGTCGCATTTCTGCTTCGACCGTGAAACTCGGCCGGTTCCCCGCTTTGTCGAATGAATTGTCTAGCTGATGCTTTTTAGCACATACTTCGCATCAACGTACATTCTAGGCACGGTGGCCGACCAAACGGCCACGGTTCTTATTGACAGCCGCGTCTCAAACTTTCCCCATCTTGCCCAAATTGGAATTTTGAGAAAATTTGGATTTTTTGCGGAACCTTTTCGCGGACGACAGGGTTGTATTAACCATGAGCGTACCGTTCCGGGTTCGCTTTTCTTGAGACGCCAACATGTCCTAAACATTGTTATCAAGGCGTCATACACACATTGGTTTTGTGCATAAAACATCAGGCATACTGTGAGCGTCGGGTTGAAATCGCTGGGTGAGAATGTTTTCCCCTTTGAATCCCGATGGCAGTTGGCGACAAGAGACATCAGGGAAGACGCGACACTCCAAACGAAACGGTCCCGCCCTTCGGTCATCCAGACCAATTGACGCAACGTTAATTCCTTCAAGGCTCGCGGCGACAAATGGAGACTGCCGCCGATCCGCCAGATACTTTGCCAAGGGTCTATCGGAGCGTCCTTAACTCTTCGTCGACCTTTTCCATCGCCTGGTTGATGACCGCATCGACATTGATTGCCGCAACTTTCGTCTCCGCCGCTTTTGCACCGGCAACGATCATCTGCATCTGTTTTTCCACCGCCTTCGCGCGATCCTGACGACCGCGCTGGTGGAAAAAATCGATCAGCTCCTTGTAAAACGCTTCGTGTGCCCGACCGAACGTCGGACCGTCGAAACACTGATAAACCTGCGTGACATCGACCTTGTGCAGTTCGAATTGCGATTCGAGAAGCGCGGCAATGACCTCCGCAAGCAGCATCTCGTCGGTGCCGAGCCGCGTCAACAGCGGCGGATCGCCGACTTCCGGTTGCAATAAATCGATCCCCAAACGGTCCTTGACCATCATGGCGTTGCCGATAGTCAGTGAAAGCGACCAGTCGCGCCCCGCATTGTCCTTGAAAGTTTTCATAACGAAATTAAGTGAAAGAGTAAAAGAGTGAAAGAGTGGGAAGTGAAAGAGTGAGAGAGTGAGATGCAAGCTAAGGAGATACCGTTTCAGTATTTCTCTTTCACTCTCTCACTCTTTCACTCTCTCACTTCTTACGGCGGTGTCGTTTCTTCGTTCCATTTTTCCCATTCGGTGAGCTTCGCCGTGACGTCGTATTTTATCGCCTCTTCGAGAGGTTCCGAACGTTTGAAGCCGGTAATGGAGAAGTCGCCGACCGGCCCTTCGCCGGTTGCGCTGGTGAGCGCGGCCAAGTGAACTGGATCGCCGCTGTACCACGCCTCCCGGATCGCCTTGAATCCGGCGTCGCCGGGCTTGTACATCATCGTCCACTCGATGCTGCATTCCTTGAGACCGGACACCGTTGCGCGAAACCCTTGGTTTCCACGGGTGGTAACGTCCGCCTCTGCCGCATCGAGCGTTATCGTAACATCGGACACGTTGTCGAGTTCGCCCGTCGGAACACCGGTTGAGCCGCCCGGTCCATGAAAGAGCTTCCCTTTCATACCGAGCCTGAATTTTTGTGCATTCGCCATAATGATAGACAGTAGGCTGTAGACCGGAGGCTGTAGGAAAGGCCAAGTGCCACATAACACTACAGCCTAAAGCCTACAGTCTCCAACCTGATTATCGTTTCATTTAATACGGTGCCCAGAGTTTGGACACCTTGGACAGTTCTTCATCGAAGGCCGGTCCCATGTAAGGCCGTGCTTCAATGGTCGTCCTTTTTCCCTTGGCGGCTCCGTGTGAGATTCTGACCCTTCCGCCGTATTCCAACGTTGCCGGAATATTGCTTGCCTTTCGGGAAGTGTTCACAGGCCCGATCACCACGCTGCGACGGTTGGAATCGTAACCGAAAAAGATAAACTGTTTCAGTATTCCGGTATGACTTGACGGCGGCTGACCGGGACGTGAACTGGCTTTTCGTTTCCGAATCGAACGACGGGACGTTTGACGGACATATGCACCAAACTTGGACAATGCCTTCATTGTTTGCTTGTCCGCCTTGTTGGTAATCTTCACGCGGTCAAAGAACATTCCTTTGGCCGCCTTAAAATGAACGTTAAACATCGTCGTTGGGTATTGTGCCGTTCATGGAACGAAGCGTAATGTTCCACATCCGTGAAAAGTTTTCGACTTGACCGTCCTTGATTTCGCAAAGTGTGGCAAGTTGCCGGTCAAGCAAATTGATCACCTTGTCATTGCCGTTGACCACTTGCGTCTCTAGGAGATGCAATCGTCTTTCGACGGATTCCAGTCTTTCACCACTTTTGGCGATGAAGGAACGGCGTTCCCGCACAAAAAAGAGGATGCCAGCGGCAAGGATACCGATGATGCCGAGTTTTTCGATGCCATGCAGAAATGCGAGGTCGGGCAAAATCTGGGCCAGTGGCAGAGCGATACAGACGCTCGGCACGGATGCATAGAAGTAGTCGGTAAAGCGATTCATCATGATTTCCAAATGGTTGGGAACGGGATCGAGTGTTTGACGTAAAGCGACGTGTCTGTTTTCGTAACGGATTCAGGAATCACGACATAAGGTGATCCGTAACCCGATGCTGTGGCAACGAACTGTTCGACAAGCGAACGGTTCATCCAGCACATGTCGGCGGGTTCGCCTTCGTCGGACATTTTGTAACGCGATCCGTGCGAGTTGATCCAGCCGACGTATTCCGTGCCACGCACGATGCGGTAACTGGTAAAATGCGTGGCATGCGCCCACGAGCCGCGCAGGACGGCAATCTTGATGCCGTTGGAATCAACAGTGGAACCGCTGACGGCAGTGCTGTTGCCGAGTGCAACGGAAAGTCCCGCCGAACAGCATTGGATGATCTCGTCGGCCAGTTCCTTGCCACGATAGTTCAAAAACATAATCGCGCTCTGATACAGTTTCGCCGCTTCCAGATGATCCTTGTAAGGCGGAACGCTCTGGTTGTTCGTTCCGACGAGGTATTCCGGGAAGTGTCCGATGCCGTTGGCACCCTTCGCCATTTCCGAAACACTTTGTCCGCCCCGCGTCGAACCACCCTTCGTGATCGACCACGTCACGATGGGATTAAACGGCGCATAAATCAACGGCGCACCGCGAGCAATCAATTGAAGCGTCGTGCTGTGGTGAGCGAACGCGTCGGCGTGCCCCATGCACGAACCCAAGGAACCTTGTGAAAAATACAGTCGGTCGGATTTCTTGTGGTCGGCGGACAAATTTCGTAACACCTGCCAGGGCAAGAGACAGGTGATCCGTTCCGACAGGAGCGTTTTGCACTCGTCGATCTGTTGTTTCCGCCACTGACGGAAGGCATCGTCCATCTTGAGAACCGGCATATCTCCCGCTTCCCACAGGGTGCCGAACGCGACCGCCGAGCTTTCGAGTTCCGCAAAAACCTCCTCGGCATAGTCGTCCTGTGGAATACAGCCGTTCAGAATACAACCATCCTCTTCAACAGGGACGATCTCGCGCCGCGAGAGTTGTTCGAGATTCCAGTTACTCATTCTCCATTTTCGTCTCATTTTATTTTCAGGGTTGAAGGCTATAGGCCGGAGACAGGAGGAAGTCCACAGGCCACGATCTTGTTTGACTATTTGTGCGAAATTTGGGAGGTTCCTCCAACCTCCCCTCTTCGGTATCAGATACCGCTTTCAGGCCGTTTGCGATTTCGCTAAAAATCGCTCCGATTTTCCGGACATCGTTGCTCTCACCAAGTCTTTCCGTAACTTTGGTGGCCAGTTGATCGAGAAACGGTCCCCAGATGTCCGGTTTGATTTTCGTCTGCGTCGCCGTTCTCAACGTCGAGAACGCCGCTTCCGTCGTTCGGATCGTGTTCTTCTCTATCGCCTCCGCCGTCGCTTCATAACAAGACGCGAGTGCCGCACACTGACTCTGACCACCTTCAGGGACGTTTTTTGTCACCCATTCAGTTAGGTTTGTCGGCGTCGGGTGAGGAGTTGGACTTGGCGACGGATGGGGTGTTGGCGTTGGTTCCGGCGAAACGCCGTATTCGCAAACGTGTGTAAGAATTTTCGGTACACCATCCTCGACGATTGCCGCGATGATGGTATATGTTGCGGGAACGTTCGACGCGAATGC